GAAACGGAGGCGGCAGACAACCGCACCGGATTCAACGCCGAGAACCGGCCGGAGGTCGAGGTCAAGGACCTTGCCGCTATCCTGCAAAAGGACGAGCTTTTCCAAGACTACCTCGAAAACAACCGGCGGAAAGTGCAGAGCGCGTTCCAGCTCCCGGACCTGTACACCGGATACACGACGGACTTCAACCGCGCGACGGCGCAGACGGCCATGGAAGTGACCGAGAAACAGGTATTCCAGCCGGAGCGGCGGCGTCTGGCGTGGGCCATCAACAACAGGCTGCTCAACTGCTATCAGTTCAAGTACGTCGAGGTGTTCTTCCGCGCGCCGGACGTTTCCAACCCGGACGACCTGTACAAGCTGCTGACCGTCTGCAACAACGCGGGCGGCCTCACCCCGAACAAGGCAAAGAGCGTCCTGTACAAGGCCCTCGGCGAGACCTCGGAGGACTTCCCCGAGGAGTGGGGCGACATTCCGCTCGCGTTTACCAACGCACAGCAGCGGGCCGCAGCCATCGCCGTGGCTGGAAACAGCCCCAGCGTGGCGCAGAATGGCGGTTCGGACGCCGGTAAGGAAAACGCACAGACGGAGGCAAAGCCTACGCAGAACGCCCAGCAGGGCGAGCCTAGCGTGGAGGAGCAGCTCGACGGCCAGATTCAGAAAGCAGCAGCAGCTAATGAGACGGAGCTCGTCGCCGTGATGAAAGAGGTCCGCCGCCTGCTGGCTGATATGAAACAGGAGGAGGGCGACGCGGAGTGAAGTGCTTACGCTGCGGACCCCTAATCAAGGCCATTGACGCATACCTCGCCAAAGCTGAAAACGACCTGTACGAGCAGCTCACGATGGAGGGATACCTCAAGGCAAAAGAGAGCCTGAACACCGTGGACGAAATCGAGGAGGTCGTGACGAAGCTCCTCGAGGACAACGCCGACGACCTGCTCAAGGAGCTGGCGGACGCCATCGACCTTGAAACTTTCTTCAAGGACAACTGGCCGAAGTTCAAGAACAAGAGCAAGCTGGCGCAGGACCTTTTCGACGTTTTCCATACTCAGTTTTCCACCATCATGCCGACGTATGTTGAGGCTTACGTCCAGAAAACGGATGCAGAGCTTACCGTTACGAAGCTCACCAAGCGGACAACCGATTGGATAAGCTCGTGGAGCGGAGACCTCGCCGACATTATGAAGCTGGACACCGAGACCGAAATCGAGGCAGTCCTGCAAAAGGGCCTGAACGACGGAAAGGGCATCAACGACGTCGCAAACCTCATTGCAGACAGCGGCATCCGCTCCCCGGGCTACCGCGCGCGGCGCGTGGCCCTGACGGAGGTACTCCGGGCGCACGGCTATGCGCAGCTCGAAAGCTACATCCAGAGCCCGGCCGTCGAGGAGAAGATGTGGAAACACACCGGAGCATACCGGAACGACCCGAGACAGAACCATGTGGATATGGACGGCGTTCACGTCCCGAAAGGGCAGCCGTTCACCCTGATTGGAGCTGACGGAAATACCTACTACCCCATGACCCCACGAGACGTCTGCTTGCCGCCGAGAGAGAGCGTCAACTGCCATTGCCTTTTGCAGCCGGTAGTTAGTGAGGAGGTGCTCGGCCTCTCCCTTGAGGAGCGGCAGGCCCTCCAAGCGCAGGCCATCGCGGAGGACGACGGCGAGTGGGAGAAAGAGCTCGACGCGCAGAACAAGGCGCGCGCAGGCATCAACGAGGAGGACTACACATGAAAGTTACCATCGACGAAGCCCGAGTTGGAAAGCAGCCTATTCTCAAAATCGACGGCATCGAGCTGGCGAACATCGTAAACGGGTACACCCTGCACCATGACGCAGGACAGCCCGCAACGCTTGAATTACGGATTGCATTCGGAGCCGATTTATCCGAGATTGAGGCTCTGCTTGAGAACCCCAACGTCAAAATCATTATGCCGGAGGAGGAGCCCCATGTGGAAAGCACTTGACCGCATCATTTCGGCGATTATTTGCCGCCTTTTCAAGCCTAAGTACCATGTGGAGCGGGTCGAGAGATACCAGCTCCCCGGGAGGCTGCGCATCGTCAAGTGGTGCGCAGCACCGGCAGACGCACCGGAGGACGAGCTCCGGCGCATCTTCTCCATCGTAGACGAGCCCCAGTGCGATGATATGGTCGTTTGGTTCTATTCATCGCTTGAGGATATAGGCCGAAAGCCCTTTGACGTTGCACTCCTTGAGCGCAGCGGCAAGGACGCATGGCCGACCATTAGACGCCCTACCTAGGGGCGTAGAGAGGAGGTGAGAAAACCATGAGCAAAATCGAGAAAGCATACGCCATCACAGATGCAAAGATTTCTTTTGTCAGCCTCGTAGACAAGGCAGCCAACAAGAAACAGTTTCTTATCACCAAGGCGGAGCACGGCTCCGCCTCTTTTGCTTCTTACGGCCGAATCGTCAACGCGGATGCTGATAGCCACTACATCACCGGCATTGTCTATGAGCCCCTCACAGAGGACGCTCACGGCAATTACATGACGGAGCAGGAAATCACCAAGGCCGCGTACTGGTTCGCCAAGAACGGCAATCAGGTGGATGTGCAGCACTCGTTCGAGCCGCTCGAAAAGGCGGCCGTCGTCGAGAGCTATGTTGCGCCTTGCGATATGAGCGTCGGAGAGCAGGCCATCAAGAAAGGCACATGGATGATGACCGTCGAGGTGGACGACCCGGATATTTTCGAGAAAGTCCAGAAAGGCGAAATCACCGGCTTTTCCATGGGCGGCGTCGGCAAGTACAGCGACGAGGACGACCCGCTGCCCGATGACGGAGTGGCAAAGGCGGAGGAGCAGCCCGAAAAGGGTATGCGCGGCATCTTCAAGAAGATGGCCGCTGCCCTCGGCTTTGATGTTGTCGAGAAAGGCGAAGTTGCCGACAACTACACCAAGCGCAGCCAGAGCGACAACTTCTGGACCGCGTTCTACGCGCTCAACGACGTTCTGTACCGGTACAACTGGGTGAATGACCGTTGGGAGTTCGCGTCGGACGAGGAGACCATCCGCGACGCCCTGAACGACTTCAACAACATCGTCACCGAGCTGCTCACCAAAGGGCAGCCCGTTGCGAAATCGCTCGAAAGCTGCGCCGTCATCAAGGCTGGCAAGGCCATGAGCAAAGCCAACCGCAGCACGTTGCAGTCCATCTACACAAACCTCGGGGAGTTCCTCGATAAATTCCCCGAAGAAGAACAGGAGGAAACCGAAGTGACCAAGAAAGAAATCGAAGATACCGTGGCGGCAGCCGTCGCCAAGGCACTGGAAGCCCAGCAGAAGCCCGCGTCTGACCCCGTCCAGAAAGCCGCAGAACCGGCAGCAGAGCCCGCAGGCCTGACCGTCGATGCCGTCGGCAAGATGGTCGAGGCAGCCGTCGCAAAGGCTCTCGGCCAGCAGGAGGAGCCCGAAAAGGCCCCGGAGCTGCTGACCACCGAGAATGTTGCGGACGTCGTCGCAAAGGCCGTCGCAAAGGCTGTTGCACCTGTCCGCAAGGCCGCAGGCCTGCCGACCAACCTGAACGATGATGGTGACCCGGAGGACCCTGTCGAGAAGTCCGAGCCGCACTATCTCGCTGGTATCCTGTAAGGAGGAACAAACACTATGACCATGAGAAGCAATAAGGCAATCGTGAACGCAGCGGGCCAGACCATCACCACCGCCGGTCTGGCCGCTGGCGGCGCACTGAACCCGGAGCAGGCGAAGAAGTTCATTCAGCAGACCTTTGAGGCCACTCCGCTGAGCGGCCTCGTCCGCCACGAGCTGCGCTCCGCAAAGACCGGCGAAATCGACAAGATTGGCGTCGGCCGCCGTCTGCTGCGCAAAAAGACCGAGAACACCGACGACGGCTACCGCTCCGGCGTGAAGCATGGCAAGCTGGAATACGCTTGCACCCCTGTCCGTCTGCCGTGGGAAATCACTGAGGAGACCCTGCGCGAAAACATCGAGGGCTCCAACTACGAGACCATCGTCACCAACCTGATGACCCGTCAGATTGGCTGCGACCGCGAGGACCTGTGCCTGAACGGCGACGAACGGTATGCCAAGGTCAAGGAGTTCAGCTCCTCTGAGACCTACGCTATTGGCGACCTCGTCGCATACAACAAGAAGGTCTACCAGTACACCGCATCCCACACTGCAGGCGCATTCAACGCAGGCGAGGCCACCGAGCTGGGCACTGTCGATGACGCCGACTTCCTCAAGGTGAACGACGGCTGGGTCAAGCAGTTCAAGGAGGGCGGCCACGTTGTCGATGTGTCCGGCATCAACTCTGGCGCAATGGTTCTGGATGTGTTCTACAAGGGCCTGCGCGCAGTTCCCGACAAGTTCAACAACGGCTCTCTCCGCTGGCTGATGTCCCCCCACCGCCGTCAGGAGTGGGAGCGTTACATCCTGAATCAGGCGGTCACCGCAGGCGGCATCATTACCGACAAGCGCGTCGAGAATCCCGCCAGCGTTCCCGTCATCGAGGTCCCGGCCCTGCCCGACGACGTTATTATGCTGACCGACCCGAAGAATCTGGTCGTCGTCAACTCCTACGGCGTCGTCATCCGCAAGACCACCGAGGGCCCGGAGGCCATCTATCAGGACAAGCGTTTCTATGTCGTGCATTTCGACTTCGATACGCTGGTCGAGGAGCTGGACGCAACGGCCATTGTGACCGGTCTGGCATCTATCTAACAGGAGGCAGGACGCTATGCACCTCAGACTGATTAAAGGTCTGTCCTATGATGGCGTTGTGCGCGCCTCTGCGGCGCATCCTGACGTCTTTGTGGACGACCCCGAGAAATATACCGCGCTGCTGGAAAGCGGCTATTTCGAGGCTCTCCCTGACGCTCACACCGTCACCGGCCATCTGGACGCCGACTTTCTCGGCGAGATGGACGAGGAGCAGCTCGACAAGCTGGCTGACGATATGGGCGTCGATACCACCGGCAAGGACAAGGCGGAGGTCGTCGAGGCCGTCGCCGAGGAGCCCGTGGAAGTCCCTGACATTTCCAAGATGAAGCTCGACGAGCTCAAGGAATTTGCCGAGGACAACGGCATCGACCTGACCGGCTGCACCACTAAGGCCAGCATTTTGCAGAAGATTCGCGAGTATGAGGCGGATGCAGCCGCAGCGGCCGCCATCATCGCCCCGGAGGGCTGATGGCCGAACGGCCGTGGGTCACGCCGGAGGAACTCAAAGAGTACACAGAATTTGAGGAAGTAAAGAACCGCGCCGACAGCAAGCTCAAAATTGACATCTCCCGGGCGGAGAGCTGGGTCATCGACTACTGCAACAACAGATTCGACGACCCGGAGAAATACCCCGAAATCCCGGAGAACGTCAAGACGGCGGTCCTCCTTATCGCGGAGGCATACGCCCACAATGCCGTTGAGCAGACCAAAGTCCGCCTCAAAAGCGAGACCTTTGACGACTACTCCTACACGGCAGAGAGCAGCATCATAGACGTCGGGAAACTGGGCGTGGAGAGCCTGCTGGACGATTACGTCGTCGTGCAGCCGCTCAACGGCGTCACGATGCGGTTAAGGAGCCTCTGAGCCAATGGCTATTGAGGACTTCTTTGACCATCGTTGCAGTATCTACCACACCCAGCAGGAGAGCACGAGCCCCGGCTACGGGCTCCCCGGCTCCCCCAAGTTCAAGTACCCCAAACAGCCGGACCTCGAGGAAGTCCCGTGCCATTTCGGAGTGCGTAGCGCGTCCATCCAAATCGCCCAGCAGCAACCGCAGAACGATATGGACAGCGACATAAAGCTCACGCTCCCGGCAGGAACGGACATCAGGCTCAACGACAAAATCGTCAGCAGCGAAACAGGGCTCGAATACACCGCAGGTCAACCGCGAAACATCCGAGGGCATCACATGACGGTAAAGATATACCGCACAGCCCAACAGAGGCCATTGTAATGGCGCAGGTGACATTCGACACAGTAGAGCTCGAAAACTTCGTGAAGCGGCTCGGAATGGCCGCGCAGGGCGATTTTAAGCGGGCACTAAACAAGTTTCTTGAAGGGCTCGGCATGGAGTTCCTACGCATTCTGCAAGATGAAATCGTTCGCCGGAACGTGCTGGACTATCGGCTGCTGCTCCACAGTTTCCAAAAAGGCGACGGGGAGAACGTCTGGACACTCGACGAGAACGGCCTGACCCTTGAGGTCGGCACGAACGTCGAGTACGCCAAGTTCGTAAATGACGGCCACTGGACCAACCCGAAAGGGATAGAGAGGCGATTCGTTCCCGGACACTGGGAAAAGGCGAACGGAAAGGACCGCTTCATCTACGCCCCGGGAGAAAAGACCGGGATGGTCCTAAAAATGAAATGGGTGGAGGGCTCCCACTACTGGGAAAGCTCCATCAGAATCCTAGAAAAGCTCTACCCGGAGCTGCTCGAAAAGAAGCTGCAGAGCTGGCTGGACGAGTATTTCAAGGATTTTTTGTGAGGTGAAACCTATGGCTGCCTTAGAGCAGGAAATCGCAAGCGTTATCCGCTTTATCCTCGATTCCGTACCCGGGATTACGCCCTATTACTGGGACATCCCGGAGGGATTCGTCGTACCCTCTGTTTTCTTTCCGCAGCCGGAGCTCACACCTCTCGGCGACACGTTCGCGTCCTATGCGGTGGAATACGACTGGTACATCCAGTTTTTCGCCAGCACGGACGAGGACGCCTACGCAAGCGCGGCAGCGGCCTTGAACGCCCTCTGCGCAGCCCGCCTGCTGGTTCCGCTCACTGACGAGACGGGAGCAGCGGCAGGAGGCGGAGTGCGGCTCAAAGACCCCGGAGGAGTGAAGCGGCTGGACACAGGCACAGCCCAGCTCACACTCCACTGGGACAGCCGCCGTCCGTACAACAGGGTGGATTGCCAGAAGGTAATGCACTACAACCTCGACCTCAAAGCGGCCGAGGGAAAAACTGAATAGGAGGTATCTGCATGGCAGAGAAGAACGCGAGCGCGGCACAGACCGCGCAGAAGTTCCCTGTTGAGCGTCTGGCAAAGGCTTGCCGGACGCTTTTTCATGTTTCGGCCAGCACGTTCGCCGGTGCCACGGCGGGCATGACTGGTGAATACACCGTCGAGGAGATGCGGAAGCACATCGACGAGTGGCTCGGAAAGGAGGCCGTTGTTTAATGGCAGGTGGTAAATACGATAAGCTGGCGGGAAAGACCCGCCCGGGCACTTACATCAACTTCGAGAGTGACCGCAACGACACCGTCGGCAACTCTGAGCGCGGCATCGTGCTGCTGCCCCTGATTGGCTACGACTTTGGCCCCGCCAAGACGCCCATCACCCTGACGGCAGCGGCCCCGGATGCTTACAGTGTGGAGCTCGGCCGCAGCGTCTACGACGCGACCAACGATAAGATGCGTCTGATTCGTGAGGCATTCAAAAAGGCTGCCAAGGTCATCGTCTACATCACGGAGAGCGGCACGGCCGCAACCGGAGCCGCTGCTCCGCTGACCGTAACGGCCAAGTACGGCGGCACTCGTGGCAACGATATTCACGTCTCTGTCGTCGCAAACCCCGTCGGCGGCTTTGACGTCACCGTGTATCTGGACGCTGACGCAACCGCTGTGTACGAGGGCGTCAAGACCGTCGAGGAGCTGATTGCGGCCGCAGCAGACGACAAGCTGGTGAAGTTCACCGGTACGGGCGACCTGAAAGCGGCATCCGGCGTGAAGCTGGCAGGCGGCACGAACGTCACCAGCGCAAACGGCGACGTCACCGCGTTTGTGGACAAGATGGAGGGCATCAAGTTCAATACTCTGTGCTTCCCCGTTACCGATGATACGTTGCAGACCGCAGTCAGAACCAAAATCAAGTATATGCGCGAGAGCATGGGCAAGGGCGTGAATGCGGTTCTGCCGGACGCAAAGAGCCCTGACCACGAGGGCATCATCAATGTCACCAACTCTGTTGTTGTTGACGGCGTTGAGCTGACCCACGCGGAGGCCTGCGCATTCGTTGCGGGCATCACCGCATCCGCAAGCTGCATCAAGTCTAACACCTACGAGGTCTACAACGGCGCGACCGGCATCGTGGACCCCAAGGACAACGAAGCAGCCATTGCAGCCATCAAGAACGGCGAGATGTTCTTCTCCTACTCCGAGGCGGGCAACGTCATCATCGAGTACGACATCAATTCTCTGGTCTCCTTCAAGAAGCCCAAGGACAAGACGTACAGCAAGAACCGCGTTATCCGCACTCTGGACGCTATTCAGGAGACCATCCAGAATAACTTCCCACCCAACAAGTACGACAACAGCCCGACCGGCTACGCCGTTATGAAGGGCATCGGCCAGACCATCCTCAAACAGTACGAGGACATGGGGGCCATCAAGAACGTGGACTATGACGCGGACTTCAAAATCGACGAATCTTTGAGCAGCGGCGACGAGGTTTATTTCATCGTCGCAATCCAGCCTGTGGATTCTGCCGAGAAGCTGTTCTTCACCGTCAAGACCCGCTAAAACAGCAGGAGGTAAGTTATGCAGTACAACAAAAACCCTATTAGCCTCCGTGAGGGCCATGCGTTCATCGACGGCGTCGAGGTCATGGACGACGTGAAGATGAATATCAACTTCACCCCGGAAGTGTGGACCGGCCGCCAGTTGAACGAGAAAACCCCGTCTAGCCGTTGGGTGGGTGCAACCATCACCGGCAGCATGACCCGTCGCCGGACGAACAACTGGCTCAAGACCAAAATCAAGGAGTATCAGGCCACCGGAGCGACGCCCGAGCTCGTGATTCAGGGCATCATGGACGACGCTAATTCTGACTATTATGCAGCCCACGGCTCCGACGTCGTGACCTGCGTCGGTTGCGTCCTGACTGGTGACCTGCCCCTGACCGCACTGGATGCAGAGAGCGGCAGCGTGGTCGATGACGTCATCAACTTCAACATCAAGAACATTATCTAACCTCCCGACATTTTCATCGGGAGCATACAGGCGGAGCCTCTCCTAGGTGGAGGGGCTCCGATTTTTATTTTGGAGGAGACAACTATGAGCAAGAACCTGAAATATTTTATGCGCGAGGCAGCAGAGGTGGAGAGGGTCGTCACCGTACCGGCCCCGGAGAGCTTTAAGGACGAGAACGGCAAGGTCATCCAGCTCGAGGTCAAGGTACTGTCCTCTGAGCGCATCCGCGCAATCAACGAAGCATACCACACCCACACTGTCGCTCTTGACAAGAAAGGCAATCCCTACATCAACGGCGGCAACGTGGTTTTCCGCGACGAGCGCGACAATGCAAAGGCCACCCGTCACATCCTCGTTGAGGCCCTGCAGTACCCCAAGCTGGACGACCCGGAGCTGATGAAGTATTACAACTGCGTGGACATCACCCAGATGCCGGAAAAGGTTTTCTCCCGCGCCGACGAGTTTGCTCATGTCACCCGCGTTGTCATGGCTCTGCTGGGCATCGGCGGCCAGCTCTCCGAGGAGGAGCAGAAGCAGGCCGATGAAAAGGAAATCGACGACGCAAAAAACTGATTCGCAGCGCGGGCAACGAGACGTACTGGGCCCATGTTCTTTGGCAGCGGCACGGCCTCCGACCGGAGGAGTTCGACCGAATGAGCCGGAGACAGAAGCTCTTTTACATCGCCTCCGAGGAGGAGGAAAGCGCGCGCCCGTGCAGAAGAGATACCATGAAGCTCGTCCCTATAAGGCGATAGGAGGACCGACATGGCAACACTGAAAGTCGTATTCAAGGCCATCGACGAAATCTCCTCCAAGTTCAACGAGATGACGCAGAGCGGCGAACGGGCTCTTGAGGCGTTCGAGAACACCGGCACGGCGGCAGACGGAGCGTTGAGCAAAGTCTCCCGCACGGCCGCTCAGACCGCCAAGAGCACCGACGCTGCTGCTGATTCCGTCGATGACCTGTCCTCGGCCATCGGGGACTATGAAAAGGCCACCGGGCAGGCGGCAAATTCTACCGGCATCCTGTCCGAGAAAACGACCGAGACCGAGAAGAACCTCGACGAGGCAGCGGAGGCAGCCCGTAAAGCCTCGGAGGAGGTCGAGAAGTTCGGTGATAAGTCCGAGGAAACTGGCAAGCAGAGCGAGGAATCGAGCAAAAAGGGCCGCGACGGCATCAAGGAGCTGCAAGGCGTCCTTGCGTCGGCCGGAATAGCCGCCACTCTGAACGAGATTAAGAACGGCTTTTTTGACTGCTCCGAAGCGGCCGCACAGTTCGAGACCTCCACCGCAATGGTTGCTACCATCGCGGATACAAGCCAGAAATCCTTGAGCAGCATCTCGAAAGAGGTGCGCGGTTACTCCAACGAGACCGGCGAGGCAGCCAGCGACATGGCGGAGGCGACCTATCAGGCCATTTCAGCCAGCATCAACACGGCGGACGCTGCGGCCTTTGCGGGAACCGCGACCAAGCTGGCCGTCGGCGGCTTTACGTCGGCGACCACGGCTGTTGACGTCCTGACAACGGCCATCAATGCCTACGGCCTCGCGGCGTCGGATGCAACGCAGCTTTCCGACTACCTTATCACCACCCAGAACCTCGGTAAAACGAGCGTAGACCAACTGGCGCAGAGCGTCGGCAAGGTCATTCCTCTGGCGTCTGCGTACAACGTCCAGATGGACAATCTTAGCTCGGCTTACGCTGTCCTAACCGCCAACGGTATCGCTACCGCAGAATCCGGCACCTACCTCAAGTCGATGCTGAATGAGCTCGGCGACACCGGCAGCGGCGTTTCTGAGGTCTTGCTGAACTCCACCGGCAAGACCTTTGCACAGCTCATGGAGCAGGGCTACTCGCTCGGCGATGTGATGGCTATGCTGGGTAACGCGGTAGATGGAGACAGCACAGCGTTCAACGCCCTGTGGAACTCCACGGAGGCCGGTATCGGCGCACTGTCCCTGTTCAACGCAGGAGCAGACAAGTACAACAGTGTGCTCGAATCCATGCGTACCAGCGCAGGAGCAACCGAAAAGGCATACTCCACGATGGCGGACACGACCGACAAGAGCAAGCAGCGGATGGAGAATGCGTTCAACAACCTGAAAATCTCTGTCGGCGATGTGCTCAACCCCGCGCTCACGCAGGTATACGAGGGATTCACCAACGTATTTGCGGGCATGAGTGATTTTGTAGACGAGCACCCGGCCGTCGTGGCGGCCATTTCGGCCATTGCGGTCGGCGTGGGCGGATTCACGGGCGCGCTGGCTGCCTACAACCTCGCAACCACGGCTGCGAAGTTCGTGACGGAGGCATTCACTGCGACGCTGGCGGCTAACCCTTACGTCCTCGCGGCAGCAGGCATTGTTGCTGTTACAGCAGCGGCCGTTACCCTGACCGGAGTGCTGATTACGCAGAGCGACGAGTACGAGGGCATGACGGCCACCTGCCGTAACCAGTACGACGAGCTGCAGAGGCTGAACGACCAGTACAATGCAGCCTGTGAGCAGTACGGCGAGAACTCCGACGCGGCCAACAGCCTGCGTTACCAGCTCGACCAGCTCAACGACGAGTTTGAAACCAACCGGCAGACCGTCAAGGAGTTTGTGGCGGAGTGCGACGGCCTCGTCGAGAGCCACAACAAGGTCATGGACGCCTACAACAGCTCCACCTCGAGCATCAAGGACCAAGAGCTCGGCACACTGGCTCTGACCCAGCGGCTCGGGGAGCTGGCCTCGCAGAACACGCAGACCACCGCGAGCTACACGGAGATGAAAGCCATCATCGACCAGCTCA